ATCGTAGGTGATCGACTGTCCGTCAAAGGCTGTCAGCAAATCCTTCCAATCGGAATTGCCGTAGGTGAACTTATGGTCAACCCCTATATACGCACCCGTACCGTCAGAAACAACCCATTTTGTAATATTACCGGCATTATCATAGGTATATTTATACTGATTGACTGCCGTTCCGCTGCTGTCGTATTCCAGAACCTGGGTGAGCTGCCCCAGACTGTCATAAGCGTAGGTCTTATAGGTATTATCTGTAAGATTGGTAATCCGGGTGACGTTGCCCACGGCGTTATAGGCATACTGGAAACCGGACAGCTTTGTGCTGCCGCCCAGCGCAGTGGTATAAAAGGTTTCCGGCAATGTTGTCGTGGTGCAGGTACCGGAACCAGCCAGATAGGTCTGGTGTTCCGTGAGGATGTTGCCCACATCCCGTTCCTTCAGCCGGGACAGGCTGTCGTTCAGCTGCAGGTAGACCTCGTCGCTGTACTGCCGCCCCTGGATGGGCTCGTGGTCCGGGGCGCTGGCGGCGTGGGCCGATATCTCCCAGCCGTCCGCTTCCAGCAGGTCGTGGTTCTGCTGGGATATTCTCTCCTGCATCAGCCCCAGGCCGCCCATGATGCTCCGCCGCACCGCCGCCTCCAGGGAGGTATGTACCCCGCTCCGGTAATCAATGGACCGCAGGCCGTAGTCGGCAAGCCTCTGGGTGGCCTGGCGCAGGGCGGTCTGGTGGTCCGTCGTCCCGGTGATGACCTGCTGGAAGGCGAAGTCCACGATCTTCTGGTAGGCCTTCCGCAGCGGGTAGGCCTTGCCGTCCGGAGCCACCAGCCCCATGGTCTGGGTCAGGTTGGTGAAGTCCTTCTTCGCCAGCTCCACAGCGGCGGCTATGATCTGTTGGAGGACGGTGTTCTCCTCAAAGGGCACCGCCCGCCGGGGCAGACGGGAGACGTCGAAGTCATATCCCACCTTGGCCGACTGGGTCAACAGCTCCCGGAGGCGCTTGTGGCTCACCTTCAGCTCCCGGCGGAGCATCTGCTCGATCCGCCGGCGGGAGAGCCCCAACCGCTGGGCCTGCCAGATTTGATAGGCGGCAGTGGAGGTCAGCTGTCCCGCCTCCCGGACCCGCCGGGCGATATCTCGGATCAGGTACTCCTCCATAGCCACTGTCATCTGGGCGGCCTGGTCCCCCAGGGCCTGGATCTGGTCCGGCGTCAGCATTTATCCGCCCCCCATGAGACTGTCTAACTCCGGCAGATACCGCTCCCGGATGGCCCGAAGGTCCTCCGGCGTCTCGGCGGGGAGACTGTAGTACCAGGCCAGGGCCAGCTCCGGCCGGAGCATCCCCGCCTGGACCATCTGGAGCTGCTCTGCCCAGGCCTTGTCACGGTTATAGAGCACCCCGTCCCCCCAGTCGACGGACAGCTCCTCCGGCTTCAGGGGGCCGCCCTCGATGCCGTAGTAGAGCCGCCCCAGCCCCAGGCAGATGTCCAGCAGCTCCCGAAGCCCCGCCTCCCACACCCGCTGAAAGTCGATGATGGTGAGGTTGTAGTCCCCGGCGCTGGAGGTGATCTCGGTGGCGGTGCGCTCGACCGCCTCCACCTCGCTGAGGATGCCCCGCTTGAGGCCGATGAGGCCTTCGATATCCCGCAGGTGGTCCTGCTTCCGGGCCAGGTAGCTCTGCTCCCGGAGGGCAGGGGAGAAGATGGTGACGCCGGTCTCCGCCGGGTCCTCGTCTATCGCCACAAAGAGCTTTTCAGAGAGCTTCCGCCGCCCTCTGACGTCCCGGGTGAGAAGGTCCGCGCTGGCAAAGACCCGGCTGGCCCCGTTCTCGAACTCCTCCGCCAGCTGCCGCTGGTTTTCGGCAAGGCGGCGGAGCAGCCCCTCCGCCGGGGCGAAGACCGCCACCCCGTCGGCAGAGCCGTCCACGCAGTTGAGGAGGGGGCTTTTCAGCCGGGCCATCCCGAGGCTGTTCATTTCCGGCAGCACCAGCTCCGAGACCAGCCCCGCATACTCCTCCAGGGCACTCAAGGGAATCTCGGTCCCCAGGCTCCCCCGGTCCCGGCTGCGGTAGAGGCGGCTCCGGATGATGAGAGCGCCGGCGGCGTCCACCGTCCGGCGCTCCGCCAGGGTGTAGTACCAGCCCTCCCGCAGCGTCACCGCCATGGCGGCGGCATCGGTGATCCGCCCGTAGAGGTCTCGGGCCAGAGGGAGGAAGCCGGTCCGGGGGATCACCGCAAAGTCGAAGCTGCCCCCGGGAGCCAGCACCGGCTTGAGGAAGCATTCTCCGCCTACCAGCTGGGACTGGACGGCCCGCTCCCGCACCGGCTCCAGCCGCCGCAGCAGCTCCTGGAGCCAGCGCTGCCGGGGCCCCTCCCCGGGGACCGTGACGGCGTACTCCGAGAAGACGGTCCGGCACAGCTTGCTGACGATGAGCACCGGCAGCCGCTGGCAGCTGTCCTCCCCCTCCTCCCGGGCAGCGTCCAGATAGAGGGCCTCCCACCGGGCAATGGCCTCCCGCATCCGGGGGGAGGTGACATCCTTTGCCCGGAAGACCTGCTCCAGGCTGCCGGCTTTACCGGAAAACACGCTCATCCCTCCACCCCCTTCCCCGCGGCCCCGATAGCCACCGCCTTCGGCATTCGTTTCAGCACCGCCTCCATCCCGGCGATGCAGGCGGTCAGCTCCCGGTTCTCCTGCCGGAGCTGTCTTACCTCCGCCGAGAGCCGGTCGTTCTCCTCCAGCAGCGCCTCCCGGCACCAGTCCGGGAGAAACCGCCGGAAGAGCCAATCCCGAAGCTTTCCCATTATCTTCCCCTCCTCCTCCACACCGGGTACATCCCGTAGGATACGGCGTCGATGTGGTGGTTGGCCGCATCCGGATACCCCGCCAGCACCTCCCCGGTGCGTCGGTCCCGCTCGTACTCGTACTCGGAAAGCTCCCGGGCGGTGTCCGGGCACCGCGCCGGGTCGATGACGATTGCCGCCAGGGACTGGAGCCACTTCATCCGGTAGTCCACACTGCCGGGGCCCTTCTCCACCCCGCGGCAGGGGAGCCCCGCCGCCCGGTAGTCCCCGATGCTCTTGGGCTCGGCGGAGTCCGCCGTCAGCGTCTCGTCCGGCCCCCGGCAGACCCTCCGGTCCAGCAGCAGCCTTGCCGTCTCGGCGTTGCCGGCACGGTGCCGGGTCAGCTCGTCGTAAACGAACAGCACCCGCCGGGAGGCATCGTAGGCCATGGCATTGTAGGCCCAGGGGTCGGGCCAGTATCCCCAGTCCACCCCGTGGTACCGCCGGTCAAAGCCCCGCACCTGCTCCTCCGGGATGGCCTCCAGCCGGAGGTTCTCAAAGACAGCGGTACCGCTGCCCACCACCTCACCCAGGTACTCGTGGCGGTAGGCGGTCTCGTTTTTGCCCCGCAGCTCCTCGGCGTCGGCCAGGAACCGGGGGCCCAGCCAGGCCGGCGGGGTGGTCAGGTAGGTGCTGTGGTGGATCAGCCGCCGGGGCGCTGTCTCCAGCGCATACCGGTTGGCCCAGTTCCGCGCCATGGCCGGCGGGTTGAAGCTCTTGAGGGACAGGGAAAAGTCCCCGCCCCGGAAGATGGACTGCTCGGCGCTGCGAACCTCCTCCGGCCCGGCGAACTGGTCCAGCTCCTCGAACCAGGCGACACCGACATAGCCGAAGGGTAGCTTCAGGGACTTGAGCTTGCCGGGATCGTCCAGGCCGAAGAATAGGATCCGCTGCCCGGTGGGGCGGTAGACGCACTCCATGGGGCTGACGGTGCAGCGGAACCGCCCGGCCAGCCCCAAGGCGGAGATGGCCCAACAGACCTGGGCGTAGACCGAGGCCCGCAGGGTGTTTCCCACCCGGCGCAGCACCACGGCGTGGCAGTCCGGGTGGGTCAGAAGCTGGAGCACCAGCTCCACCGAAAGGTAGGAGGACTTGCAGCTCCCCCGGCCCCCCTTGGCCACCACCTCGCCGGCGGCTCCGGCCTTTACCGCCCGGTGGACCTCATGGAAGGGCGGGGCCAGCAGCTCTGACAGTCTACAGGTCGTCAATGATCTGCACCTCCCCAGGGGCTCCGGCGTCGTTCCCTTCGTACATTCCCAGATGCTTGCCCAGCAGCTCCAGCGCCCGGACCTTGTCGTGGAGTTTGAGCCGGATACCATACCGTCCCGCCTCGATGCCGGCAATGGCTGCTGCCTGTTCTGCGGTCAATTCCCCAGTGGGGCGGATGGTCACGGTATCCCCCTCCACTTGGGCGTAGTCGGTGGCTTTGGCGAAACCGATAGCAGCCAACTCCTCCAGTACCCGGTCCTGAGTGATGCCGGTGCGCTGCTGACGGTCCTGCATTGCCTTTTGCAGTGCCTTTTGAATTTCAGCATTCTTCAACAGTCGCTGCCCCATGCTGTAGGCGGTCTTTTTGCTATACCCCGCCCGGGTCGCAGCGGCGGTGGCGTTGAGGTCCACCAGATACTCCTCGACAAAACGCATCTGCTTCGCTGTCAGCTTGGCCATCCTCACCACCCCAGATCAAAATAGATGCAGCGACAGGATGACGGAGCTGTTTTTATCCTCCGCCGTCCTGCCGCTTCCGGTTGGACCGATGCCGCTGTGTCGCCAGACCTTTGGTCATCGTCCTCAGCTTACAGTATAGCATGGACAAAGCGAACAAAACGAACAACTTTAATTTTCTTGCCGCTCCAAATAGCGATTCACAGCCATGCGGCACCCGTCCCCTGTATTCCCCCCGCCGATATGGGCAGCCACCTGCCCCCAGGATAGTCCACTGACAAAACGATAGGTGAAGACCTGTCGAAGAAAGCTGTCATCGATGTCCGCAATATACTTCTCCAGACGGCTTTGCTCCCGAAGACACTGCCGCTGCTTGGCCGCGATGATATCCCGCAGGTCAGCAATCTCCGCTGCGTAGGTCCCGACCTTGTCCATCTCCGTGCTTCCATGGGGCATCCCGGTGATGACCTGGGCACCAGGCAACACCCGAGCCTCCAGCTCACAAAGGCGACGCCGGTCCATCTCGATCTCATGGCGCAGATAGTACAGCTGGGACAGCTCCTTCAGGGTCACTTGGTCCTCGCCTCCATTTCCGTTATTTCGATTAGCCGCTTTTTGCTCCACCCTCGATAAGCTCAACACACCATTCTGGCATAACCGGACACAGCTCCCAGTCCTGTCCCTCTGCCGTGTACTCGATTCGTCCAAACCCGTCCCCGGCTTGCTGGACCGGCTTTCCATCCAAGAGATCAAGATGACCACCAAGGGCAGCCTTGAGGCGCTTGCCGCTGTCTGATCCGAGGAATGCGGCAGTACTGAAAATCATCATCCACGCCACTCCCGCCAGCCCTTCGCCTCCGCCAGCCGGTCAAGATCCGCCTGAGCCTCCTCCCGGGTCGACCGCCACGGGACGGTTGCCAGTCCCTTCCACCCGACACCACCTGTCTTCTCCGACTTTTGGTATCTGGCCTTGTATGTGCTTTCGACAAAGCTGGACATCACCTGGTACTTCCAACCCCGGTCATCAATGTACTTCTTGGGCATCCTGATCCCCTCCTTCTTCTGCTATGCGCTCCACAGCCATGCGCCAATATTCCGGGTTGATCTCTATACCTACAAAATTCCGTTGCAGGCGTTTGACCACTACACCGGTGGTTCCGCTACCGGTAAATGGATCCAATACTGTCCCGCCCACCTGGCATCCCGCCAAAATGCACGGTTCCACCAAACGGTCCGGAAACGTGGCATAGTGCGCGGCCTTAAACTGTCCCGTTGCGATGCTCCAAACACTCCGTTTGCTTCTGGTGCCGGTGCTGTTCGCCGTGTTCCCGTGGCTTTCCCGCTCTGCACGTTCGCTGTTTTGGACCGATCTTCCACCGGTATAGACGCCGCCGCCCCGGAAGGTCCGGGCGTTGCCCTTTGTCCCACACGGCTCCCGAATCGCTGCGGCGTTAAAGTAATAGCGCTCTGATTTTGACAGCAGGAAGATATACTCGTGGGCCTTTGTGCAACGGTCCCGGACACTCTCTGGCATGGCATTGGTCTTATGCCATATAATATCCTGGCGTAGATACCAGCCATCCGCCTGCAGGGCAAAGGCCAGATGCCACGGAATCCCCATCAAATCCTTGCGCTTATAGCCGTTTGGTATCCATTTTGTGGTGTGACCGTAGGCATTTCGTGTGTTGGCAGGCGGTTGCGGGCCGGACCGGGTGGCATAACTGTCCCCCATGTTGACCCATAGTGTCCCATCCGGGCGCAGGACCCGCCGGACTTCCTGGAACACCGCCACCAGCTTGGCGATATACTCCCCCGGTGTCCTCTCCCTGCCAATCTGGCCGGCGTGGCCATAGTCCCTCAGGTTGTAGTAGGGTGGGGATGTCACGCAGGTGTGGACGCTCTCTGTTTCCAGCAGCCGAAGCTGTTCCAGTGCGTCACCGCAAAAAATACGCACCATCAGCCGCACCTCCGGAAGTGGCAATTTTTTTTAGACCTTTTCATCTTGTGCCCCCTCTTGCTGCTCTTTGGGCCCACCACACGCCGGGGTCATCATCCGTAAGTATCCGCCCACTGGCGCACTTGACGCATTTGATACGCCAATACCCATTGTGGCGTTCAAAGTGCCCCTAACCGGGCGGGACCCAAACGCAGCAGCAGTAGCCCGGGTATTTATTCCTCGCCATCTG